CGGCGTTCTGGGACGGGATGAACACGTCAGGGGCTACCTTCGAATGGTCCACTCGAAGAACTCGCCGAATCCTACGCCCGTAGGCGTGGGAGGCGGAGAGGTCAACGAGTCCATCACTTGACGAGTACTTCGATGTACCATCACCCGTGGAGACACGGGGGAGGGAGATCGTCGTACCCGAAATCGTGATGGATTGCGGATCTGAAAATGCCATACAGGCATTGCTCCTTCTGCTCTATCAAGTAGAGCGATTGGGGTGTATGGGCAGCTGCATCAGCAGCCCTGCTACGTTCGGGAAATACCGAGCGCAGCTAGGATGGCCAATTGGGAGGAGTTAAATCCGTCCCAAGTAATGCCAAACCCAAAGGGGCTAGCCTTCGATCGCGACTTGGTCTCAGTGACCAGTGTCGCAGATGGAAGCTTTAGCGTCTGACCGTTAATAGCGGCATTCGCTAAAGAGTACGTCTTCTCATGGACAGTATGTTCCATGAAATAGCCGTACTGCATTACCAGGCCCTGGCTTGCCATATCGGAAACCGTGCTAAGCACGTCCCCGACATTGGTAAACCAATCCGCGGCCCAGCTCCAGGGACTCAAGTTCCAGAGCACATCAGGAGTTAGCGAAACACCGAGTAGTTTATCGGCTTTCGCTGCCTGGTCCGCGATGGGCCCGCCGGGAAATATCCCGTTGGGCACACCGTAGACAAATGCGCCAGAGAACCAGCGGTTAATCCGCTGCACAGTAGTAACTGTGTAGAGACCTGGAGAAGAAAGGCCAAGTGCACCGGAATCCAAAAACACCCCTTCGGGTGTTGCGGATCCGAGCGCTTGTTCTGACCTCTCTTCAATAGTTGGAAACGAGTAACGGCGACGGATGACGTGTCCCTTATCGGCATCATACTGATTAAGTATGCTGCCGGAATCGCTAACGGCTTTACTGAAATCAGTAATGTCGTTAACTAGGGGCACCCATCCAAACACAGTGTTGAGATATTCATCACCGGCATTCTTTGCCTGTAATGTTCTCTCACGCCACGTTTGAGCTCCTACAAGGTGCGGTAAACCGTCCTTGTAGGTCTCTCCCATGGCTACACTGAGTTCCGCCGCGCTCGAGGTTGGACGACACCGCGAAATCGCAGTTGCTCCCAATGCATTGAGTACGCTTTGTGCGCTACTCAACTTGCTTGGGAATACTGGACTACCGGTGCCGCCCCGCGGAATAGGAGTGCGCAGATCTTGGCCGACTTGATATCGGCGCTTGTCTGTAACACTACCACCCGTGGGCACGGTTTTATCTATACCTTGTCTCGTAGAGGGTTGTGATCCTCTACGGATTTCGGTATAGAAACCACCTCCAACATCACTTCCTGATCCCCCTTGTGGGGGCCAGTTGTGAGATTCGCTATCAGTAATCTGATAGCCCTTGTCCCGAGGCGTCCGATGCGAGCCTGAATTGCTCGTATCAAGCGTCCAACGGTCAGTAAATGCGTTGTGACTCCAAACTTTGGAGTGGCCAAAGCCACCACCAAAGGGGAGTTCACGCGACTTTCTTACTGTGGACAAGGCAACTATGCTCCTCTGGATCTTTGTAAGACTCAATCGTCTTACAGGTGATGATGCACTGCGTGCAGGCCGCTA